TGGTTAAATCAAAATCACCCGAAGCCTTTCGCAAGAACGTCAAAGCTGAAGTTAAAGCTGGCAAGCCCGTCAAGCAGGCCGTGGCCATCGCGTATTCAGTCAAACGTGAAGCAGAAAAGAAGAAAAAATAATGGCTGATCCAACCGGAATGGTCGCGGCGGCTAATGTAGCGGCTGGCGGCAAACCACCAAAGTCTGACTCAGACATTCTGACAACCGCCCGCGCTCGGTTGGACATGGCAGTCTCCGCATTGGCTGAGAGCCGTGAAGATGAGATAGACGATCTGCGCTTTTATGCCGGTTCTCCCGACAATCACTGGCAGTGGCCTGCTGACGTTTTGGCCACTCGCGGTGCGGTGCAGGGTCAGACGATCAACGCACGCCCGACACTGACAATCAACAAACTGCCGCAGCACGTTCGTCAAGTGACGAATGATATGCGTCAGAACCGCCCAGGTGCGAAGGTAATCCCAGTCGATGACAATGCTGACGTGGAAGTGGCCGAGATTTTCAATGGCATGATTCGCCACATTGAGTACATCTCTGACGCTGATGTGGCATACGACACGGCTTGCGAGAATCAAGTGTCCTACGGCGAAGGCTACATCACCCTGATGACCGAGTACTGTGACGAAAACACATTCGATCAGGACATCAAGATTGGCCGTATTCGCAACAGCTTCTCGGTCTACATGGATCCGCTGATCCAAGACCCAACGGGCGCGGATGCCAAGTATTGCTTCATTACCGAAGACCTGACCAAAGCAGAATATGAGCGCCAGTACCCAGATGCTGCGCCTATCTCTACGCTTCAGTCCCTTGGTGTGGGTGATCAGTCAATCAGCAACTGGCTCAATGAAGACACAGTGCGTATCGCGAGTTACTACTACATTGACTACGACAAAACCAAGCTGAATTTGTACCCTGGCAACCAGTCGGCCTTTGAAGGCACGCCTGAAGACAAGATGCTCAAGGAAATGTTCGGCAAGCCAATCAAAACCCGCATGTCTGAGCGCCCACGGGTGATGTATTGCAAGATTAACGGTTACGAAATCCTTGAACAAAAAGAGTGGGCTGGCAAATGGATTCCTGTGATCCGTGTTATTGGCAACGAGTTCGAGGTTGATGGCCGTATTTACATCTCTGGCTTGGTGCGTAACGCCAAAGATGCCCAGCGCATGTACAACTACTGGGTCTCTCAAGAAGCTGAGATGCTGGCTTTAGCCCCCAAAGCACCATTCATCGGCTACGGTGGTCAGTTCGAAGGCTTTGAAAATAAGTGGAATACTGCCAACGTCAACAACTGGCCATATTTGGAAGTCAATCCTGACGTTACAGATGGTTCAGGTAGCGTGCTTCCGTTGCCACAACGTGCCCAGCCGCCAATGGCCTCTAGTGGCCTTTTGCAAGCTAAATCGGGTGCTGCTGAGGACATCAAATCCACCACAGGTCAATACAACGCCTCACTCGGTATGGGTTCCAACGAGCGTTCTGGCAAGGCTATTTTGGCCCGTCAGAAAGAAGGCGATGTTGGCACTTACCATTATGGTGACAACTTGTCCCGCGCGGTGCGCCACGTTGCCCGTCAACTGGTTGATCTGATCCCCAAGATCTACGACACAGAGCGTATTGCACGCATCATCGGTGAAGATGGTGAGACAAAGATGGCCAAGATCAATCCTGAGCAGCAGGAGCCAGTCAAAGAGATCCGCGACATGGCGAACCCTGACATCGTGGTTGAGAAGATCTACAACCCAAGCGTGGGTAAGTACGATGTGGTGGCCAGCACAGGTCCAGGCTACGCAACCAAGCGCCAAGAAGCTCTGGAAGCCATGGCTCAGTTGCTGCAAGGCAACCCTGACCTCTGGAAAGTCGCTGGTGACCTGTTCGTCAAGAACATGGATTGGCCAGGCGCTCAAGAGATGGCCAAGCGCTTTGCCAAGACCATTGATCCCAAGATCATGGAAGACAACGACAAGTCACCCGAGTTGCAGGCCGCAGAGCAGCAGATTCAGGCAATGGGCGCTGAGATGGAGAACATGCACAGCATGATCCAGAACATCGGCAAGTCTATTGAGATGCAAGATTTGGAACGCAAAGAGTTTGAAACTCAGATCAAGGCCTATGACGCTGAAACCAAGCGAATCAGTGCAGTTCAGGCTGGCATGAGTGAAGAACAGATTCAAGACATCGCCATGGGCGTGGTGGCTGCGGCCATGGAGTCGCAGGGCATGTTGAACCAAATGCCCGGTATGCACCGCGAAATGCCCGATGAAGGCATGGAAGCACCTGAGATGATGCAAGAACCTGGAGAAATGCAATGAAAGCATCAGAATTTGTAGGCCAGTTGTTTTTGGCCCGCGATGTGACTCATTCAGCGCACCTGAACACCCGCAGTTTCAGCAAACACATGGCGCTTGGCACGTTTTATGATGAGGTCATTGACTTGGCGGATGCGTTTGCTGAAGCCTATCAAGGCCGCCATGGCTTGATCGGCCCCATCACACTGCATTCAGCCAAACCGACAAAAAACGTGGTTGAGTTCTTGGAAAACCAGCTTGCTGAGCTAGAAGCGGCAAGATATGATGTAGTGCCGAAGACGGATTCGTCTTTGCAACAGTTGATTGACAATATCGTTGAGCTGTATTTGACTACGCTCTACAAGTTAAAATTCTTGGCATAAGGAGCCACCATGTCTAACTACACAGCCATTTCCGCGACGACTCAAATCAAGCGCGACGCGGGCAAACTCAACGGTATCTTTGTGAGTAGCGCTTCTGGCACGCCCACAATCACGGTGTATGACTCATTCTCGTCTAGCGCGTCTGACCCTGTGGTTATCGCCACATTCACGCCCACGGCTAACACCAATCACAATTTTTACCCTGGTTTGTACGCCAACAAGGGCATCTACGTTGTGATCAGCGGCACAGTTGCTGCGACCATCGCTTACGAATAAGGGGCCACCATGGCAGACGTTAAAATATCCCAACTGCCAGCCGCCTCCACGCCGCTGGCAGGGACAGAAGAAATTCCTCTTGTCCAAAGCAGCACAACGAAAAAGATCACAGTCAGCAACTTGCTGACTTCTGCCAATCTGGGCACACCTACGGCGGTCAATTTGGCCAACGCCACCAATGTGCCTGTTGACGAAGCAATTGGTGTTTTGCCAGTGGCCAACGGCGGTAACGGCACAGCCACACCTAGCTTGGTGGCAGGCACAAACGTCACAGTGACTGGCACTTGGCCAAACCAAACGATTAACGCTACAGCCAGCGGTTCTGGTTCAGTGACAAGCGTCGCCACAGGCACAGGTTTGACCGGCGGCCCTATCACTACAACAGGCACAATTGCACTGGCTAACACAGCCGTGACCGCCGGTTCGTATACCTCTGCAAACATCACAGTTGACGCTCAAGGCCGCATCACAGCAGCCACAAATGGCTCAGGCGGCGGTGGATCTGGCACTGTGACTGACATGTCTATTGTGTCGGCCAATGGTTTGGCTGGCACGGTGGCCAATTCAACCACAACCCCTGCTGTCACGCTGTCTACGTCTGTAACCGGCATCGTCAAGGGCAACGGCACAGCTTTGTCTGCGGCCACGGCTGGCACTGACTATGTCGCTCCAGGTGGTGCTTTGGGCACACCTTCAAGCGGTACAGCTACAAATTTGACCGGCCTGCCACTTTCTACTGGCGTGACTGGAACTCTTCCCGTCGCAAACGGTGGTACAGGCACAACGACACCTAGTTTGGTGGCCGGTACAAACGTGACCATTTCAGGCACTTGGCCTAACCAGACGATCAATTCGACTGGCGGCGGTGGTGGTGGGTCAGGCACTGTTACTAGTGTTGCCGCAACAGTTCCGTCGTTTTTATCGGTAACTGGTTCACCGATTACAACATCAGGTACTTTGGCGATTGACTATTCAGGTACCGCGTTGCCTGTTGCTAATGGTGGTACTGGCGCAACAACTGCCGGCGGTGCATTGACGGCTTTGGGTGCTCTTGGAAGCGCTACATCATCCGACGGTAGCATTGTTGTTAATCAAGTTGGCACAAACATTGACTTGTCGGTATCCGCCGCGTCTCCTGCCTCTACTTTGCTTACGCAGGTGCGAAATACGACTGGCGCAACACTGGCTAAAGGTACTGTTGTTTACATCTCTGGCGCAACAGGCCAGATTGCCACAGTTTCTAAAGCGTTGGCGTCAGGCGACGCGACATCTGCGCAAACTTTGGGCATGATTACTGCGGATCTGCCCAACAACACAAATGGTTACGTCACTATTGTTGGTTTGCTTGAGAATATTGACACATCTGCGTACTCCAACGGCGCGCAGTTGTATTTGAGCGGAACAGTTGACGGCGCAGTTACTGCTACAAAACCATCGGCACCTATTCATTTGGTGTATGTTGCGGTTGTTGAATATTCTCACCCAACTCAGGGTAAATTGTTTGTCAAAGTTCAGAATGGATATGAACTTGAAGAACTTCACGACGTTGCAATTTCTTCGCCTGTAACTGGTCAGACAATTGTCTACAACTCAAGCACAAGTCTTTGGTCAAATAGCACAGTTTCTTTGACAGCAGGTGTTAATGGCACACTGCCAATCGCCAACGGCGGTTCTGGTCAGACAACTGCTCAGACAGCCATGAACGCATTTGCGGGCGCTGTAACAAGCGGCTCATATTTGCGCGGCAACGGCACAAACGTGGTTATGGCCACGATCCAAGCGGCTGATGTGCCAACACTCAACCAGAACACAACTGGTTCGGCGGGTTCTGTGGCCAACGCCTTGACGGCTGGCACTGGCATTTCGTTTAGCTCTGGCACAACGTATAACGGCTCAGCCGCTATTACGATTAACAGCACGGCCGTGGCTTCGTACCCAGGTGCGGGCATCCCCAACTCGACTGGGTCAGCTTGGGGTACTTCGTACACCACAAGCGGCACAGGCACTGAATTGGCGTTAACCACATCACCAACATTTGTCATGCCTGTTTTGGGAACACCAACATCAGGTAACTTCAGCACAGGCACATTTACTTGGCCTACATTTAATCAAAACACAACCGGCACAGCGGCTGGCTTGTCAACAACTTTGGCTGTTGGTTCTGGTGGTACAGGTGCGACATCTTTAGCAGCTAACAACGTGATTTTGGGCAACGGCACTTCTGCTGTTCAAGTGGTAGCCCCAGGCACTTCAGGCAACGTGTTGACTTCTAACGGTACAACATGGCAGTCTACCGCGCCAGCAGCTTCAGGCGTTTCACAAGCCAAAGCTACAATGATTTCAATGATTTTCGGATTCTAAGGAGCTAACATGGCTAATCCAAATTTACTTGCAGCAACCACAGCCTACGGCGCGACTTCGTACCTTATTCCATCAGGCACAAGCGCAACCACTTGGACTGCATTGACTCCCGCAACTGGCACGGTCAACAAAATTGAAAGCATGGTTGCATCCAATGTGACTGGTTCTGCTGCGGCAATTACCGTGTCAATCAATAGCGCAACTGGTGGTGGTGGTACAGCTTACCGCATTGCTTATCAGATCAGCGTGCCCGCAAATGCGTCTTTGATCATTGTGGATAAAACGACTGCTTTTTATTGCGGTGAAGGTCAATCCATCGTAGTTACTTCTGGCACATCTAATGCCATTGAATTGACAGCATCTTACGAAGCAATCACCTGATAAGGGGCTAACCCATGTCAATGCGATACAAAGGCGGGAAACTTTCCGCTACTGCGGCTACATCTACGACTAGTGCTGCTACTGGCGTTTGGACATTGCGTCAACAAATGCAAGCGCAAGCGGCTAGTGCTTGGCCCGTTCCACAACTAATTGGTCAAACTGAATACACAACATCAGGCACATATTCATGGGTTTGTCCCGCTGGTGTTTCAAGTGTTTCTGTTGTTGCTATTGGTGGTGGTGCTGCTGGCGATCCAAGTTATGCTGGCGCAGGCGGTGGTTTGGGTTATAAAAATAACTATTCTGTTACTGCTGGTTCATCGTACACGGTTGTTGTTGGTGCGGGAAACACTAGCACTACAGGTGGTCAATCGTATTTTGTTTCAACTGGTGTTGTTAGAGGTGGCCCAGGCGCTACATATAACGGTGGCTCATATACTGGTGATGGTGGCGGTTATGGAGGCCAAGGCGGTACAGGTGGCTCATTAGCTGGTGGCGGCGGCGCTGGTGGTTATGCAGGCTATGGTGGCGATGGTGCAAACGCTAGTGGAAGCATAAACGGTAACGCAGGAAGTGGTGGCGGTGGCGGTGGTGGAGGCCGAGGCCGTGGTGTTGATTATGTTTGCTGTTCTTACTTTGTAGGTGGCGGCGGCGGTGGCGGTGGTGGCACAGGAATATATGGACAAGGTTCAAATGGAAGTGCTGGAACAGGTGCTACTTATGGCACACCCGCTACTGGTGGTGGTGGTGGTAGTAGCGGAAGTTCAGGTGGTAGCGGAAGTGCCAATCCATGCTCAGGTTATTATTACGCTGGTGACGGTGGCACTTATGGTGGTGGCGGAGGAAGTTCAGCATCAGGCCGAGCAATGGGGTCGGCTCAAGGTGGCGCTGTACGAATTATTTATCCAGGCACAACTCGTTCATTCCCAAGCACAAACACAGGAAATCTATGAGTCAACAATACCCAGGTGGATTTATCACCAAATCACCAGTAGCACCTACATCTAGCGCTGCTTCAGGTATGTGGACGCTTGATCAAGCAATGCAGAATAAGCAAGCGGGTACATGGCCTGCTGTTCAAGTTATTGGACAAGACGCATATACAACAGCAGGCACTTATTCTTGGGTCGCCCCTGCGGGGGTTACTAGTGTTTCCATAGTTGCTGTTGGCGGCGGAGGTGGTGGAAGTTATGGATTCCAATATTGTGGATGTTGCGCTGGATATTATGCTTCAGGCGCTGGCGGCGGTGGGGCATTGGCATATAAGAACAATATTACTGTTGTCCCTGGAAATAGTTATACAGTTGTTGCTGGAGCCAGAGGAACTGGCGCAACAAGCAATCTTGGTATGGCCGTTAGTGGAGGAAGTAGTTATTTTTGCAGTACTTCCGTTGTAGCGGCTGGAGGTGGAATTAGATCAACGGGCATTTCTGGTGGAGCTGGCGGTTCTGTTGTTTCAGGAACAGGGTATTCTGGTGGCGCAGGTGGAGTTGGTGATTTTGTGCCAACATCTTCTGGATTCAGGGCTTATGGCGGTGGAGGTGGTGCTGGAGGATATGCTGGAACAGGCGGCAATGGAGCCCCACAAGGAGGAGGATATAACGCGGCGGCTGGCTCTGGTGGCGGAGGTGGCGGCGGCGCAACACCATGTGCTAGTGCAGGATGTGGCGCTGGTGGTGGTGGTGGTGGAGTTGGTTTGTTAGGACAAGGAACTAGCGGTGCGGCTGGAATCCGTTCTATATACGCTGCTGGTGCATATGGAAAATATGCTGGCGCTGGCGGCGGCGGTTCTGGAGGATCAAATGGATCGGAAGGAACTAATGCCGGATCAACCGATGGATTTTATGGAGGTGGTGGCCGTGGTGGTGCTGGAAGTTTTGTTAATGGATTAGGCGGGATAGGCGCAGTACGCATAATTTGGCCCGGCACAACTCGTTCCTTCCCAAATACAAACACTGGAGATTTATAAATGAAACTTTTTATCGAAACTGAAAACGGTGTATTTAAAAACCACCCTGCTTTTGAAGACAATTTGATTGAAGCATTTGGTTCTGTCCCCGCAAACTGGGAGCCATTTGTTCGAATTGAACGTCCTATTGAAAATTTGTATCAAGTTTTAGAAAATGAAACACCATCCTATGAAAAACTAAACGGTGTTTGGACTGATGTGTGGTCAATTAGAGACATGACCGCTGAAGAAAAATCAGTTAAACAACAAGCTGTTCGTGATGTATTTAATACTCGACCACAGGCTGAAAATTGGTCTGCTTGGACGTTGGATGAAGCAACTTGCCAAATGGTTCCACCAATCCCACGCCCAGAGCCAACTGAAGGTGTGACTGTGTTCTGGTGTGGAGCAGAAAACAACTGGAAAGAAGCTCCCGCCCGTCCTGTTGATGATAATCAATATAAATTTGATTTTATTGGTTGGCAGTGGGTTCAAGTTGTAAACTGATGCTCCGTTTAACAAGGAGTTAATCATGGCCAAAACCGCCACCAAGAAGTCAAAAGTCAAAGTATGCAAAGCCGCTGAGTCAGTGGCCCAAGTCGTTCAGAATACTCAGCTTCAAGTTGCGTACCATTTTCCCTGCCCGATATACATCATTGATCGCCCTGACTTTTTGGATGCGGTTAACACTGTGTCTGAAGAAGCTCTTGATGTAACCCGCAAAGCACAAGAACTAAACGAAATATACCCCGTAGTGATGAGCGGCAACTTTTTTGCTGACCCACGTATGGAAAAGTTTTCTGAGTTTGTGGGGGCTACTGCTTGGAACATTCTTAATGAGCAGGGCTATACAATGCAGGACAGGGCGGTGTCGTTTACAGAGATGTGGACACAAGAACACCATAAACATTCCGCAATGGACGCACACGTTCATGGTTTTGGCTCACAAATGGTGGGATTTTATTTCCTTGAGACCCCCGAAGATTGTTCCCGTGTAGTGTTTCATGATCCCCGTGCGGCCAAAGTTCAGATTGATTTGCCTGAGCAAGACATGAACAACGCTACGCCAGCAAGCAAAATGATTAACTTCACGCCAAAGCCCGGCATGATGATTTTTGCTAACTCATGGTTGATGCACTCGTTTACACGCCATGCTGCTGAACTGCCCATTAAGTTTGTGCATTTCAATTTGACCGTTATTCCTCAACAGCAATCATGCCCTGCACCAGCTGCTGAAATCATATGAGCAAGTTTTTAATTCGTTTCAACAAAAGCCGCGGTCAAGAAGGCCGTGGTTCTATGGAACATGTTTGGCGCGTGTTTGAAGACGGCAAAGAATACTTAGTCAAGCACGTAAAAATCGATACACCAACTTGGGATGACACCGATGGCAACGATTGGAATATTGCTTGCGAAGGTGTTTTGACACTTGACAGAACCACTTCAACCGCCGTCATCACACAACTTGTTGCTGACACAACAAATCCGTAATAGAATGTTTCAAACTGTACTGGCGCAGCACACCAGGGAATCTTAGGATTCGAACAAATGACTGATGAAGTCCAAAACCTAGCGGACACACCCGCGCCGGAACAGGAAGCAACGGCTGCCCCTGAACCCGAAGTTAATTCGCCGGAAGTATCGACAGAGCAGACAGAACAGCCAGCGGAAAAAACTTATACGCAAGCTGAAATCGACGCAATGATCGGTAAGCGCCTCGCAAGAGAACAGCGCAAATGGGAAAGAGATCAAGCTGCAAGGCAAGCTGAAACGCAGACCCTACGGTCTACGCCACCCGTTGCAGACAATTTCACAGACCCTGAAGAGTATGCGCAAGCACTAGCACTTCAGAAGGCCCAAGAACTTGTCGCCCAACGAGATGCTGCCAAGCAACAAGCTGAGATCATGGAGGCTTATGCCGACAGTGAGGAAAAGGTCAGGGACAAATACGACGACTACGATCAAGTAGCCCGTAACCCTAACGTGCCAATCACTGAAGTCATGGCTGAAGCGATTTACGCCTCTGACGTTGGCCCCGAAGTAGCTTACTTCTTGGGTTCTAACGTCAAAGAAGCTGCTCGAATTGCCAAATTGTCGCCTTTCATGCAGGCAAAAGAGATTGGAAAGATTGAAGCCAAATTGGCCTCCGATCCTCCGGTCAAAAAAACTTCAAACGCGCCAGCACCGATTAGCCCGGTAACCGCACGTTCGACTGGTTCAACGAGCCATGACACGACAGACCCACGGTCAGTCAAGTCCATGACCACCTCGCAATGGATCGAAGCCGAACGCGCACGCCAGGTTAAAAAATGGGAAGCGCAACGCAACCGCTAATTTTTTGAAAGGACTAACATGTCTAATAGTATTCTGACGATTGACATGATCACCCGCAAATCGCTGGAGATCTTGGAAAATAACTTGGTTTTGACACGTAACGTGAACCGCCAGTATGACGACTCTTTCGCTGTTGAAGGCGCTAAGATCGGTTCAACACTGCGTATCCGTTTGCCCGACCGCGCTTTGGTTACTGACGGCGCCGCCTTGCAAGTGCAAGACGACAACGAGCAGTACACAACACTGACCGTTGCTTCACAAAAGCACATCGGCGTCAACTTCACATCTGCTGAATTGACAATGCAGTTGGACGACTTCGCTGAGCGTGTCTTGAAGCCACGTATCAGCCAGTTGGCCTCTTCTATCGACGCTGACGTTGCTAACGCCTACTTGGGCATTGGTAACTCTGTTGGTACACCTGGTACAACTCCTTCTACTTCTTTGGTCTTGCTCCAAGCCCAGCAGAAGCTGAACGAGAACGCTGCTGTGATGAACCCCCGTTACGCCACCGTCAACCCAGCCGCTAACGCTGGTTTGGTTGAAGGCTTGAAGGGCTTGTTCAACCCAACAGACACCATCAGTAAGCAGTTCAAGAACGGCATGATGGGCACTGGTGTTTTGGGCTTTGACGAGATCAACATGTCTCAGTCTATCAAGCAGTTCACAACTGGCTCACGCACTGCCACTGGCGGTACTTTGTCTGCTTCTGTGTCCTCACAAGGCGCTACAACCATCGCTATCACTGGCGCTGGTAACGCTGGCACTGTGAAGATTGGCGATGG